ATAAGACAATGCAGGCTGTTATTCCTCATATGCTCACGCATCTTAAATACATGGAGGCCGATCCCACTCGTGCGGATCAGTTCAATGCCATGAATGAGCAGGTGAGCGAGCTTATGAAGATTGCTGATCAGCTTGCTAGGATGTCTCAGGAGATCCAGCAGAGCCAGATGGAGGCAATGGCTCAACAGCAACAGCCTCAACAGCAAGATCCGAAGGCAATGGTTGCCATGAACAAGATTGAGCTTGATCGCATGAAGTTCCAGAACGATGCCCAAATCAAACAGGCAAAGGCACAGCACCAGATGCAACTCCAAGACCGCAAGACAGCACAGCGGATGATGGTGGATCGCATCAAGGTGGCGCAGAAATACGGAACAACCCAAGAATAAACCCCCCATGAAAAAAGGACTCTACGCAAACATTCACGCAAAGAAAAAGAGGATGGCTCAAGGATCTGGCGAGCGAATGAAGAAAGCTGGGGAGAAGGGGCGACCAACTGCCAAGGCATTCCGTCAGTCTGCCAAGACTGCCAAGAAGTAATTGTCGGTAAACCTAACCATAAAAAACAATGACAACACACCCGTTTGATTCGGGTCGGGAGGAAATGAGAGAGCAGATCATATCGCTCATTTATGAGCGTTATATCTATTGTAGAACATTTCTAGGCAGGGAGTCGGAGCCAGCCCTAATACTAAAAAACCTAATTCACTCCATCAGGGACGCGCAGGCAGATGAAATGGACAATGCAAAAATAAGTAAGCTTGACTTGCAAATGCAAAAGTAGTACAAGGCTTTAATGCTGTTGTGCAATCAACGACAATAAACAACTAAAATTATATGACACAGGCATGGACTAGAAAGGAGGGCAAGAATCCCAAAGGTGGATTGAACGCCAAGGGACGAGCAAGCTACAACAAGGCTACTGGTGGCAATCTAAAGCCGCCAGCACCGAACCCCAAAACAGAAAAAGATGCCGCAAGAAGGAAATCATTTTGCTCTAGGATGAAGGGACTTAAAGCCAAACTCACAAGTGAAAAAACAAAACGTGACCCGAATAGCAGAGTGAACAAAAGCTTGAGGGCGTGGAATTGCCGATAAACAACAACAACTAAAATATTATGACTCATGAAGAGTGGCGAGCGGATGTTTCCCTCGCTATCGAACTAAAGAAGATCCTTGATCTTCCAGTACTAAAGGCCGCTATTTCTATTCTGGATTCCCAGACAATGGCAAGGACGTTGGCTGGAAATGGATTGCTTCAGCTTTCCGACAAGGCACACGTTCTATTCGGATATGATGCTGGAAGGGCATCTATTTTATCCGACCTGCAAAACCTTTCCGTCGTACCAGAGGAAATGAAAGAGCTTCCTCCTAGCTACACCACCGAATTTTAACCAACACATATATGTCAGACCAAACAGAAGCCCCAGTAGCATCCATCACGCAATCCGCTGATCCCGTCATTGCCACAACCCCAGAACCAATTACTGAAAGCTGGGAGTCGCAGATTTCAAGACAGCTTAAAAACAAGCCCAATATCCCCAAAACGGATTTGAAGAGCCTTGAATCCCTGCCCGATGATGTGGCAGTTGATGGCTTTGATAGTGTTTCCGTGCAGGAGGCTAGTGACTTCCTAAAGAACATGGACGGCAAGGATGTTGAGCCTAAAAAAGAAAAGAAGATTAAGGTTGAAGTAGAACCTGAAGTGTCTAATAGCTTTGACGTATCTGACCTTGACCTTTCAAAAGACCCAGATCCTATTGAGGAGAAGCCAAAGAAGAAGAGCAAGGAAGACAATATTGCAGAGCTTCGCAAGAAGGCAGAGAGTTACGAGGAAACCCTCAAGACCAAGGACACAGAGCTTTCCACCTATCGTGAGAAGCTAGAGAAGATGGAGGCCGAACTTGAGCGCACGGCATTTGAGAAGTCGCCCAAGTTCCTTGAGAAGTATCAAGACCCATACAATGCGTCCGTCACCTCCGCTGTGGAGTTTGCAACTGAATATGCGGCTGATAACTCTATTGTTGAGAAGGCTCTTTCCCTGAAGGGCAGGGAGCGCATTGATTTCATTGATGATTCCTTCGGAGGGGGTGCGGCGGCGGCTCAATTCCTGTCGCTGATTAACAACGCTGACAGCAAGCGTTCAACGCTTGAATCTGCCTTGCAGGATTACAAGGCAACACACAACCAGATTGTGCAAGCGGAGGAGGCCCAGCATATCCAGACTGTTGAGCAGATCAACAAGGGGTTTGATCGCATGGCATCGCATCTTGCCAACAAGAGTGAGTTCTTCCGCATGACGGGAGACGATGCCAACGACAAGGCAGTTAAAGCTAGGATTGATGCGGCAAAGAACATCATGCATGGCAACGCCTCGCAGAATGAAATGCTTGTCGCCCCATTCCTTGCGGTTATTGCAAAGGAAGCAGTTGATGAGAATGCAAAGCTGAAGGCTGAACTTGCCAAGTATAAGAGCCGCATTGCACAGGACTCCGCTGTACAGCCAAGGATCAGCAAGGGATCTACCAGCGATGCTGAATCCGAAACGAAGGGCAAGCCTCGCTCTGCAATGGATGCAATTCGTGCGCAACTGCGAAGCTACTAATCTGAGTGGAATGATAGACCTGTAATGGTGTATCCCAAGAGCCGTTGGTGTTAGAAGCACCAGCGGCTTCTTTTTATAATGAAGCTACAGACATACGGACTGGATTTCAGCAAGCACCCAAACATTTCGCAACTTGAGATTGAGTTGCTAATGGTGGGTGATGCTGATCCGTCTAGGATCTCTGGCATCTCCAGAGGGCAACATATCAAGCACGTTGTGCATATGTTATGGCCCGATGTGATCAAGAGTTGGAATGACTGGAACGAGTTGGCTCTTTGGGCTTGGACTAATCACAGCGAGATAGGAGTTACTGGGTGTGCGGCGGCTGGAAAGACGTTCACGTTCACATTGCTGTCGCTTGTTGAATACCTAGCGAAGCCAATGGCGACTCGTGTTGCCCTCACCTCCACCACAGTTCCCTCCCTGCGTGGTCGTATCTGGTCGGAAATGATGCGCTTCGTTCGTCCTGCGGTTCCGCTGTTTGGGTTGAATGTTGTGGATTCGCAAACGAAGATCCAGTCGCAGAGGGGGGATGATCGCAGTAGCATCATTGCCCTTGCCGTGGACTCTGGAGCCGTTGAGCAGGCTGTTGGTAAGTTGCAGGGTGTCCACTTGCCTCGCATGGTAATCATGGTGGACGAAGCCGCACAGACAAATCCAGCCGTGTTCTCCGCTAGGGCTAACCTTCAAGTTGGAACAGACTTCTATCACTTCATTGCCATTGCCAACGCCTCTTCCATGTTCGATCCGCATGGATTGTTCTGCGAGCCTCGCATGGGCTGGGGAAGCATTCAGGATGGTGACGAGCATTGGGAAACGAAGTCTGGTGTATGCGTGAGGTTTGATGGTCTTAAATCACCGAACGTCAAGGCTGGAAGACTCATCTACCCATACCTATTTGGTCAGGAGAACATTGACACCATCAAGAAGAACTTCGGGGAGGGTAGCCTTGAGTGGAATAGCTATTGCAGAGGGATGTGGTCTCGTTCGGGAGCAAGGAACACAATGCTTGATTCCGCAATGATTACGGATGGTCAGGCAAGGGAGGGAGTGATCTGGCAGGGTGGTGGAGTGAAGACTATCGCAGGGCTTGACCCAGCGTTCACCACGGAGGGAGATGATTGCATCCTGCGCTTTGCCAAGGTGGGGAAGGCTGATGACGGGAACCTGACCATGCTTCTCACCGACACGGTACGTCTCAATTTGCAAGACGATCCCAACTATCCGCTGTTCTACCAAGTGGCAGACCAGACGATCAATGAACTGAAGGCGAGGAACGTGAAGCCAGAAGACTTTGCTCTTGACGCAACTGGTGCTGGTGCTGGCATTGCCGACATCATCTCTCAGCGGTGGCAGTCTGGGTTTGTGCGAGTGAGCTTCGGGGGGGCGGCTACGGATGCGCCAATATCCGTGGAGGACAATCGTCCTGCAAAGCAAGTCTACGCCAATCGGGTGACGCAACTTTGGGGTCAGATCAAGGTGATCGTGATGGGCGGCAGGTTGAGGGGTCTTGATGATCAGACAGCAAGGGAGCTTTGCGCTCGCATCTACACGCTCAAGAACGAACGCACATTGCTTGAGAGCAAGAAGGATTTGAAGAAGCGCACGAAGGGTAACTCCCCAGACAGAGCGGATGCCCTTGCCCTGCTGGCTGAATTATTTGTGGCGCAAAACGGCATTGGTGATGCCTCTGGAAGTCAAGAGCAAAATTCTGAGGAGTGGGAAAAATATGCGCTTGACCATGAGATTGAGGCTGACTATCGGTAGGGCATGAAACGCCCAAAAGCAAAAACACCAAAACCGAATCCGCTTGATTGTTACGATCTGGATCTGATCGGATCATTCCTGTATAGATACTCTGATTTCTTTGAGGATCATTGCAAAAGGATGAATCGATACACTACTGCGGAGACCCATGAACTGATCATGCGAGTTAGCGCAATAACGGCAGATAAGGCTTAACACTATGGAAAAAACAAAACTGGTGCGTAATGCGCCTCATCAAAAATACCATCTAGCCGATGGAACATTTGCACATTGACTTAAATTCCATTATGTCTTAATGTTCCAATATGAAGGCAATAGATTTGACTGGTCAATCATTTGGGAGACTGGTTGTGCAAAGAAAGTCTTTTGATTTCTCAAAGGAAATTGAATGGGTCTGTCTTTGTTCTTGCGGAAACACAAAAATAGCAAGCACCAGACTATTGCGAAGAGGGGCCGTAAAAAGCTGTGGATGCTTAAAGCTGGAAGAATTAAAATCTAGGGCAACGCACGGATTGAGCAAAACATCAGAATACAGGGCATGGCAAGCAATGCAATCTAGGTGCAGTAAATCCAGCAAGCAAAAAAAAGATTATTATGATAGAGGAATTAGGGTTTGTCGTGGATGGGTTGGCAAAGGTGGATTTATAAGATTTATAGATTATGTTGGATTGAAGCCAACGCCGAATCATTCGCTGGATAGAATCAATAATAATAAGGGCTATCAACCAGATAATGTTCAATGGGCGACATCAAAACAACAAGTAAACAATCGCTCATTAAAAAAAATTGAAAACTTTTCTGATGAAGAAATGATTCAAGAAATGAATCGTCGTGGATTCAGAACAACCAAAATGAAAAAACATGGAAAAGATAAAACTAATTAGAAACCAACCTCACCAGAAATATTTTTTGGCAGATGGAACTCAAGTTGCAGGTGGTTCAACAATATCAAAAATTGGTGATGATCCAGCCGCATTGATTGCATGGGCGCACCGACTTGGAAAAGAAGGCAAGGATTATAGAAAAGTTGTTCAAGAGGCTTGTGATGTGGGAACCCTATCCCACTTTATGATTGAGGCTTTTTTGAACGGATTTGTTTGTGACCTTGAAGATTACGAGACGGAGTTGATCGACAAGGCTTTGATGTGCTACAACAAGTTTGTGGATTGGTGGGACGAACAGCATTTAGAGAAAGTTGCCACGGAGATTCAACTTGTGAGCGAAGAGCATCGCTACGGAGGCACGATTGATCTGATTGCCCATAAAGATAATGGTCATCATGTCTTGATAGACTTCAAGACCAGCAAGAAGATCAGCGAGTCGTACTGGCGGCAATGTGCAGGGTATGCACAATTGTGGAACTGCAATCAGCCAGTTGCGGAGTATGTGGCGATGGGTGAACCATGCTCTTGCAAAACCAACCAGATCAAGTCTCACGCCATCGTTCGCATTGGCAAGCAGGAGGAGGGGGACTTTGAGGTTGTCTGGAAGGATGATCTTTCAAAAGAATGGCTTGTCTTCCAAAAGCAAGTTGACTTGTATTGGGCCATGCAAGCCGCAAAGCCTGAGCCAAAGCCAAGGGGGAGGAAGAAGAAATGAAAAATATCACCATAACCATAAAGCCATACTACCATGAATGCGGCGATGGCTGTTGCACCGAATCGGGCGACACCATCTTTGTTGACGGAGTGATGGTGGCATCTGGCCCATGCGAACATAACAGGCTTATTGGTTTGCTGAAGCACCTTGGATTTTCAGCAACCATTATCGGGCAAGATTTAGACGGAGAAGACTCATGGTCACTATGACAACACCAGCAAACCTAGATGCAGAGAGGGCTTTCCTTTCCTGCGCCATTCAGAACATCAGCATTCTCAACGAGGCGGCTGATTACGCATCGCCAAAGCTATTCCATCACCCTGCTCACAAGCGGATCTTTGAGTCTGCCTTGGAGCTTTGGAAGGAAGGCAAGGATTGCGATCTGGTCACGCTAACTGACTTGATGTCGAACGCCGGAACGCTTGAGCTTTCTGGCGGGGCGGCATTCATTACCGAGTGCTTCATGTCGCCAGCCGTGACGAGCAACTGGCGTGAGTACCTAGAGATCCTGCGCCAGAACCACACGAGGAGACTTGCCGTTAGTGCCGCAGAACGGATCATCGCTTCCGCACAGAATCCAGCCGAGGCAGGAGAATTGAGCGAGGTTGTCCAGAAAGCATTGGTTGCAGTAGCCGCCGATGCAGAGAGCAAGGGAAGGATTGAGTCGCTGAAGGAAGTTGCTCTTGCACGAATCTCTGCCTATGAGGAGATTTATAAAAACAAGGGGAAGCTGATTGGAGTCACTACTGGCTTCAAGCCGCTTGACGATTTGACGGGTGGATTCAGGGAGGGGCAACTGATCGTTATCGGGGCGGCAACCAAGGGAGGCAAGACCAGCATGGCAGTCAATATGGCTACCCGTGCCGCTAATGCTGGACATCCTGTTGGCTTTATCAGCCTTGAGATGAGTAGCGGCGAGTTGTTTGATCGTTTCGTTTCCTCCTACGGAGGAGTCGATGTGAGCGTTCTATCCAAGGCTCCAACAGCGCACGACATCGGCAACATTGGTAGGGCCGCTCATCAAGCCTCCCTTCTGCCAATCTACATTCGGGATGAGGGAGATGTGAATCCTCTTCAACTGCGAGCCGCAATGCGTCGTATGTGTGCCGTTCATAAAACACGCATCATCGTCGTGGATTACATTCAGTTGCTTTCCCCTACCGACCGCAAGGACAGCAGGGAGCGGCAAGTTGCAGAGGCCTCCAGAACGCTCAAGCAACTAGCCAAGGAGCTAGGCATTACCATCATCGCCTTGACGCAACTCAATGCGGAGGGTGCCAGCCGTGAGTCAAGGGCAATCGAACATGACTGCGATCTATTTCTGGTCATCGAACGTGACGATCAGGGTAACTGGTACCTGAACATAAAGCTTGCACGAGCTTGCGGTCGTGCTAGCATTCCTCTAGCCTTTCGTGAAAGCTATATGCGCTTTGACGAGAAGTAACAAATAAAATAAAACATAATGCAATACGATAACGAAAAGAGGTTTGTCCTCTTCACAAAAGACAACGTCAACCCCAAGGCTCCGAACTGGAATGGCACCATCACCATTGACGGTAAGGAGTGGGAGATGAGCGCATGGAACAAGGTGGACAAGCGGGGCGGCTCGTTCATCTCTGGATCAATCAAGGAGCCTTTCAAGAAAGGGCTTGACTCACACAACAAGGATAAGAGCAACGGCTTCGCCCCGAAGGATCGGGACGAAGACATCCCATTTTAAGCGGTAGTGGGGGTTGAACCACTCCCGATAAGAATCCCCTCAATGCCTGATTGTCAGCAGGTGTTGGGGGGAATTTTTTTGTTGACATGACTGCGGATCAAGTATCCATGCGGCTGAAGAGGCGATGAAATTTTTTGAAAAAAAATCTTGCGTGGAATAAAAAATCTGAAAGGATGGCTTCAAGCGGAACAACCTCCGTGATTAAAATGAAAGACACACAATACTACAAAATGTCATATGCCGCCGCAGTTGCGGCAATGATCGGAACCGCTGGAGCCTATGAGGTTCCAGTACCATGCAACGAAGCCGTCCCATTCAGGACTCGTGTTCTCTCC